CTCATTTTCTCACCCTCACTAAAAGATGCATAAGTAAACTCATCACGATATCGTGATTTAATAGTTTCTTCAAAGTTTTCATCTAGTGTAAAGTTTACATAAAATTCCATAGAAGTTAAATACTTGTTTATCAATTTATTCATTATTGGTAAGTATTGTTTAATAATCTTAGTTTTAATACCAGTATCTTGTAACATAATTTTAGAAGTTTCAGCATACAACTTATCTTCTCTTAGTTTACTTTTATGTTTAGATACTTTTTCAAGATTGCTTTTAAAGGTTTCTAGTTTCTCAATATCATAACCACCAGTTTTATCTTTATTTAATTCATCTAACTCTATTTGAATTTTTGTATTATATTTTTCCAACTCTAATATAGATGCATTTGTCTGTGCAATGAGGACTTCGTTATCTCTCATCTTTTTTGTAATATTTTTATATATGACAATTTTATCATCTACTGCAGCTGTTTCTGCAGCAAGTTTACCTAACCCTATTGTCAACTCTCTTGATTCTTTTAATTTATCATCAATAGCTTTACACTTAAACTCTTCATCAATATGTTGTTCACAAGTTGGACAATCATCATTTTCTTCAAAAAACTTTATCATATTTTCAGCACGAGATTGTTTTTCTGTGATTGAGTGTTTTAAAGTTCCAAGTTTATTTTTTTTCTCTATGATTTCATTTTCACCTAAAAGACTTTCAAGTAGATAACGATTGGTATCTCTTAAATTTTTTAAAAGTGTTTTTCTACTTAACAATTCATTTTTATTATCTTCAATAATCTTTTGTTTTTGTTCAATAATTTTATCTTTATTTTCTTTCATATCTTTGATATGATTTTCTTGTAAACTAATTTTACTTTCCATCAATTCATATTGATGGTCAGCCTCACGAATGTCATCTAATATTACTTTTATTTTATTTTTAAGTAACATATTCATTGTAGAAAATATTTGAATATCTAATATTTCTTCAACAACCTCTCGTCTATGTCTAGCTTTTAGCTGCATGAATGGCACAAATGTAGAGCTACCAAGTATTACAACTTGTGTGAAAGAACGATAATTTAATCCTAATATTTGTTGTTCTAATATCTTTTGATAATCACGAGCATTTGCATTTTGATTCATAAGTATATCATTTTGATATATCTCAAACTTATTAGGTTTTATACCACGAACTACTTTATATTTTCTTGAACCAATACTAAACTCTACCTCTACAACTGTAGATGAATTATTAACAGAGTTTACCATTTGACTTTTACTAATCATTCTGAATGGCTTACCAAATAATGAAAAGCATAATGCGTCTAAAATGGTAGACTTGCCTGCGCCATTTTCTCCGATAATTAATGTAGTTGGATTTCTATCTAGTTGTATCTCTGTAAAAGTATTGCCTGTGGAGAGAAAGTTTCTCCACCTCACATAATTAAAATGAATCAAATTTCTAAGTCCTGTGCTTCTGTATAAAGTTGTCTTTGATAATTAATAAGTCTATCCTTATCTAAAGATGTATCTAGTTCTCTTATGTATTTACTTAATAGTGTCATAGTATCCTCTGAATTTTCTACGATATCATCAGATACAGTATTAGCGCCCAAGTCAGAGTAATCTTCAATTATCTTAACATCATGGCTATCAGCTCTTAAAAGTTTATCTACAAACTGGTCGAACTGAAATAAGTCTTTTTTGTTGACTACAATAAGTTTGATAAATTTATCTCTACAATCTTTAAAATTATATTCATTGTAGTTATTTTGAGTATCATTATAGTAAATCTTTTTGTGTATTGTAAATGGATTTACTATTCTTTCAAGCTCTCTAGTTTCTGTATCAAAGATATGGAAACCTTTTTTATCATCGCAATCATTCCAATAAATTTCATATGGAGCTCCCAAATAGTATATTTGACCATCATCTGACTTGTGGTGAAAATGTCCGCTAAAAACTGTATCAAATTTTTTAAACATATCTTTACTAAGTCCATGTTCATTTTTCATACCTTTCATCATTTGAAATCCAGCAATCTCTAGATGACCCATACATATTTGAGCATCTGTTTCATCAATCATGCCTTCTGTGTAAATTGTATTTTGATTATTAATCCATGGCAAGAATAATATCTTAGTACCATCAAACACGACCTCTTGTGCCTCTGGGTATATCTTTATATTTTTGTAACGGCCACCAAGAAGTTCTTGTACAGAATTTACATCATTTGTATTTTTGTAAAATGTATCGTGATTACCAATCATAATATGTAAGTCTATATCTAACGTATCAAATGGTAGAATAAATCTTTCACGAAAATCTTTTGCTGTTTTATATGAAACAAACTTTCTTCTATCCATCAAATCACCTAAATGAATACAAGTCTTGATATTATTTTGTGCTAAATATGGGAAGAACACACCCTCATAAAACTGATAAAAATATTCATTAAAGTTTGCATTATCATTTCTTGCACCAAAATGAGTATCGTTAATTATTGCAATTTTCAATCATCCATCTCCATAAAATTTTCTAAACCTTTAGGCTCACTCTTACTATCTTTCTTTTTTGGTTTATAAACATCTTCATCTGGTAACATTATTGTTGGGTCAAACCCACCAATATTATAATTTGTATTATCACCAGCCATAGTTATGTAAGGAAGATATTCTTGTTTTTCTATCATTTTGTGTTTTACATGAGATTGTTTCTTTTCTTTTTGTATCCTACGAATAAATGCATAATATATAATTTGTGTAAAATATGCAAAAGGATTTTTAGACTTCTCTGGGTTGAAGTTGTGTATATATTGTAAACAGTTCTCTATACCATCACTAATCATTTCTTGTCTGTAAGTATAATTAATAAAGTTTGGTCTGTAAGAAAGACCATTTGCTATTTTAAGAAAACATGCACCTATGTAGTCAGATATTTGTGGTATGTCATCACCAGCTTCCTCTGCATCTCTACACTTCTCTTTCCATTCAATCATTGCTTGATGAAATTTTTTATTATCAACATAATGAGCGCCTTTAGCTTTTGCCATAATGATTCCTTTTTAAACGTATTGAATTAAATATACACTAAAACAGCACGAATGTCAACCTTTATTTTATTTTTTTTATGCGTTGACAAAGGGCTAGATTATGTGTATAATCACTATTGTGAGTCATCAATGAATAGTTCTTTTATTGGATAATTTATCTATTAATTCTTCTAATTCTTTGCTATCAATTATATCATCTACATAGGTTTCTTTTTCAGTAATATCAGTTTTTTCTATATCGTCTAATTCTTTTTTAGATGGCGCTCTTATATTCACTTGTTCTAGACCTCGTAACACATATTCATAATACTTAGATAATCCACTACTGGCAGGTGTCATTATGACTATGGAACTTTTTTCAACATTAAATATTTCCTCATCAGAATATGGTTGCAACCATCTACTTAAAGCTAAAGATTCAACAACACCTTTTTTTGTGCTTCTAGTTACAGTTTCCATTCTTAGTGGATAACTTATTTTTAATTTATTAGTTTCAGCTGAACTTTTACTTTGATGAACTTGACATACTATGTCCTCACCATTAGATAATTTTATTACTTGATAGCTCATAAGTTAATCCTATTGATTTTATATTTAAACTGTTCTTCCTTGTATATATTTAGTCTTTCTGTAAAATGTCGATAGGTAAAATTCTGCCTTGACTTGTAGCTAATGTTATCCGACACATCAAATAATCTGACCATAGTTTTATCTTTAGTCTGTCTAAGTCCTCTACCGATTGATTGGAGAACCCGCACTCTACTTTTGGAGGGACTAGCGAACACGACATTATTGATGTTCCTAATATTAATACCAGTAGAAAAGGTGCCGTAACTTGCGATAATAAGTGAGTCTTTTTCTTTTTCAACAATTGCACGTATCCTTTCTCTTGTTTCTGTAGTTGTTCCACCATACACAAAAAATACTTTCTTGTCAAGTTTTTTTAGTTCATTATATAATAATACACCATGTTTGTCAACTAGCTGAAATAAAACTAAGGTATTACCTTTTATGGTTTTACATAACTTTTCAATAAATTTATTTCGTTTAGTATGAGATACAATGTAATTTAATTCTTCAGCATAAGTATATTTTCTAACTCTTTTACATTCTTCTTCTGTATGTTTTAGTACAATACAATCTATATCTAACTTAGCCAAAGTTCCTGAATCCATGAGTTCTTTAGTAGTGGTTATTCTTTTAACTTTGCCAAATAGACCCTCAAGCACTAGCCTATGAGTTTGTGTACCATCAAGAGTCCCTGTCAAACCGAACCTGTATTTGCAATCACCTGACCGAACCATTATGTCAGTTAGGCTCTTAGCCTTAAATAGATGTGCTTCATCGCCTACAATGCAGCCATACTGTTCAAAATATTTCCTGTGAAGTTTGTACAAAGATTGCCATGTAGATATAACTACTGGTTTTTTAGAGCCTTTATCCATACCAGCATAGACTCTGTGTATGTATTCATCTTTCCAACCATAGTCTATAAAATCAGAATACATCTGTTCAACTAGAGATGTTGTTGGAACAAGTATGAGAGTTTTTAGATTCATTAGATGATAGTATCTAATAAGTGTATATATTATGAGTGACTTGCCTGAAGCAGTAGGAGATAAAAGAAGACAACGATTTGTTCGTATAGCATACCAAATTGCATCAATCTGGTAATCATGGAATTGTATAGGTTTTCCTCTGCTCTTGGGTCGTAAGGACTCTGCGAAATTTCTGACACTCTCACGAATAACATTCCTGTCATCTTCTACTCCTTTTTCCATTATATATTCAATAGAGTTTCTAGAAAAAAACTCTTTTATGTAAGGTAAAAGACCAACATATATTCTACCATTATGTGGTGAGAATAATCTTATCTTACCATCCCAAAGTTTTCTACGATAATGAGGCATATATTTAGCCCCTGGCACTTCAAACGTAAAGTAATCAGATAGCTCTCTAGATGTATCTTCATCTACATCTAGTTCTAAGTAAACCTCATTTAGTTTTGAAATTTTCATTTCATCTTAGGGCCTAATAACCAACCAACTATACTTTTTCTTACGCCAGACTTTACTGGTCTTACTCTGTGCCACATATCTGAATTAAATATTATACAATTTTCATTGTGTCGTTTCCACTCTGATATGTATCTTGGTTTTGCATCTGGGCCATGTATTTCCAAGTCAAACTCACCACCCTCAAAGTTATTATTTAAAAATATTGAAAAAGATATTTTTCTTACTCTACCATCTGGATATGGTTTTAAATTTAAATCTTGATGCCAACCATATTCTTGAGCCTTATCATATTCTGAATATTGTAAAGGCTCTATATTATCTAAATATAAACTTGAAAAATCAGCTGCTTTATTTTTAATTACAGAAAAAACTCTCTGACATATGTTTCTATCTTTTATCCATGATACTCTAGAGTTTCTTTTTATCAATCCACTCTTTTCATTTACAGAACTTTCTTTTAGTTCTTTCTCTTTAAATCTTAGTATGTCTTTTATTAAATCATCTGGAAAATTAATCACACGATAGTTCATCTATAAAAATCCAATCTATCTGAATTGGCGTCAGTTCTTTCAGTTTTAAATACTACACAAGTTCTTAGTTGATAGCATTGTCTAGAAACAGCCATGGCCTGATGTGGTAAATGTGCATCAAACACAAATAAACGATTTCCAATATAATTTACATATTTATCAATCTCATTTTTCTTTTCATTCCATATAGCTGTTCCGCCCATCCACTCTGGTTTCCAATCAAGTCTTGGGTAGTATATCATTGTAAAGTCGCCATCATCATGGTGCAAATGTGGTTCTATACCATGAGTGTGTGCATTTACATAAACTCTTAAAAATCTAGAAACTTTATATTTGTTTTCAAAATCATACTTTCTTTTTGCAGTTTCCCATATTGGTGTTAGAAAACTATATTCTTCAAACAATTCCTCATGTCCACAAAGAGTATGCCAATGTTTGTTAACTCCATCTTTATGTGACCTATAATCATATTTCCATAAAATCTCTTTCATTTCCATATCAATTAGTTGGGCCACGTGCTCTTCTAAAACATTATCGTAAATATCACAAATCATTAGTATGTTACTCCTGCTTCAAACTTTTTCCACTCAATAGCATTTTTAATATCCCAACCACGATTATCAACTGATTTGATTACACCTTTGATATAATCAACAACTGTTTCTAAATATCCTATTTTATTTTCCGCATTTATGATTTCTTCATCTGCAGATATATAAACGCTCAAATCAGTTTTTAGAACTTTAAGGTCAAATGGTTTTGTTGCATAAATCTTTGCGTCAGATTTACCACCATAGTACTCCCATTTTTCACGATATAGTTTTTTGTAATCTCCTTTTGCTCGATACAAAAGAAGTTCAAACTTAGATTTAGCGTCTAAGTATTTAGCTTTTATTTCTTGGTTTTTTAAGGATTCTGTATCTAAATGTTCATCATCTACTTTCAAGTCTTGAGAGACTTGAAGCTTCAATTCATCAAGGGTCATTATTACTCCATATTATAAA